GGCGCCCGAGAAGAAGTATCCCGACACCACCGAGCGGCCCAAGAAAGCCCGCGACCCCGACGAGGACCGCGAGACCTACAAGACCTGGCAGAAGCTCTCCGAGGAAGCCAACCGCCGGCGCCAGCCGTGGATCCCGATGTGGCAGGCGATCTACGAGCTCGTGCTGCCGCAGCGCGAGAGCTTCTTCGACATCGCACCAGGCCAGCCGACCACCGACCTGATCTACGACGAGACTGCCGTCGTGGGTCTCCCCCGCCTTGCCAGCCGTCTGACATCCGGCTTTTTTCCCGAGGCGGGGGAACTGTTCACGCTGGCCTTCGGCCACGACGCGCCCGACCACCTCAAGGGCCTCGACGGCCAGCTCAAGATCCAGGCGCTCACCCTGATGATCCACGAGGCGTGGCAGAACTCCAACCTGCCGGTCGAGATCAGCGAAGGCATGATCGACTTCGCGGTCGGCACCATGAACCTCGCCCAGGAGCCCGGCGCGTTCCCCGGCGACGTCGTCTTCAAGACCGTGCCGCCGACCAACATCGCCATCCTGCCCGGTGCCGGCGGCAAGGTGGTGGGCTGGTTCCAGTGGCGCAAGAAGCAGCCGCTCGAGGAGGTCTGGAAGGAGTTCGGAAAAAAGGGCCAGTTCCCCGACAAGTTCATGAAGGATCTCAAGAGCGATCCGCGGCGTGAGCTCGTCGTCCATACCGCGACCTGGGACACCAGCACGGTCGAGAAGTACAGCTGGAAGCAGGTCGCCATCCTGAGCGACTACAATGCGGTGATCTACGAGAACGACCTCGAGGGCGACGGCGCCTGCCCGTGGAGCACCACGCGGTGGAGCCGCGTCGGCCTCGACGTGTGGGGCCGCGGCTGCGTCATGCTGGTCATGCCGGCGATCAAGACCTGCAACCTCACGGTCCAGATGATCCTCGAGAACGCCGAGCTGGCACTCGGGGGCGTGTGGACCTACGACGACGACGGCGTGTTCAACCCCGACAACATCGTGCTCGCGCCCGGCACCTTCATTCCCAAGTCGAAGGAGGGCAAGGTCGAGGCGCTGCAGAGCGCGGCGCAGTTCAACGTCGCCGACCTGGTGCTCGCCGACCAGCGCATGAACATCAAGAAGGGGCTGTTCATCGACGAGATGGACACCCAGGGCAAGACGCCCAAGTCGGCTTTCGAGATCCAGCAGCGCCTCGCCGAGATCGCCCGCGACTTGAGCGCGCCGGGCGCCCGCCTGGTGCACGAGTGCCTGATCCAGCAGGTCAACCGCACCATCCACATCTTCGAGCAGCAGGGCATCCTCGATTCGATGGGCCTGCGGGTAAACGGCAAGCAGATCAAGATGACGGTGAAGTCGCCCTTGCTGCGCGGCCAGGACCAGGTCGAGCTCAACGAGCTGATGCAGTGGGGCCAGATGATGGACGCGCTGTTCGGCCCCAACACCGCGGCGATGACGCTCAACCGCGCCACCACCATCCCCTACATCAGCAAGCGCAACGGCATCCCGATGACGCTGATCAGGAGCGACGAGGAGATCAAGGCCGACCTCGCCAAGGCGCAGGCCGGCGCGATGGCCGCCCAGGCGGCCGCCCCGGCCGGGCCGGAAGGCGCCCAGCAGGTCCAGGGCGACATCGCCCAGGCGGCCACCGGATGACCGGCGGGATCGAGGGCCGGGCGCCGCGCCGCGCCATCCAGCACCGCGCCGACGCGGTCAAGGGCATCGACGGCAAGATGTACCCGCGGGACGTCGAGGACGAGCTCAACGGCCTCGCCCACCGCGTGCTCGGCACGGCCGACGGCCAGCGCTTCCTCGCCTACCTGCGCGGCATTACCATCCACGTCGCCTTCGAGGGCAACGTCGAGCCGCACGCCCTGATGCACATGGAAGGCCAGCGCTGGCTGGTCGGCCTGCTCATTTCACGCAGCAACGCCGGGAGCATCCGATGACCGATCTGCTGAGCCGCGACCCGCTCTACCTGCAATACGCCACCCTGCCGGCCGACGACGCCAAGCCACTCGGCGGCGGCCCGGCAACCTACCGCGTCATTCCGCGCAGCCAGATGCCGATCGATGCCCGCACGCTCGGCTACACCTGCCCGACCACGGCGATCGACATGCAGATCGCCCGCCGCGAGGGCGATGAGAGCAATGCCGGCAAGCCACCCAAGGTGGTGCCGGGACAGGAGCAGACATGAACTGGCGCGAGAGGATCCGTTTTGCCCCGGCTGACGGAGGAACTGGCGGTGGCGGCAGCGAAGGCGGCGGTGGTGGCGGTGGTGGCGGCGGAGGAGCTGCGCCGGGCGGTCCGCCGGGCGCTCCAGCGGGCGACGGCAAGGGCGACGGCGGAGCAGCGCCGGCAGGCGATCCGGGCGCAGCAGCTGGGCCCGGTAAAGCCGACCCCAAGTCCGACGCCAACCCCTACAAGGTCCCCGACAAGTTCCTCGTCGAGGGCAAGCCCGACTACGGCAAGCTCACCGCAGCCTACGGCGACGCCGAAAAGGCCCTGATGCGCAAGGGCACGGAGGTCCGTGCCGAGGTCGAGCGGGCATTCCACGAGGAGCGCGCCAAGGCCGCCCCGGCGACGCCGGGCGACTATGTCGTGATGGACAAGTTCATCCTCGGCGACCGCGAGGTCACCGTGCTGAAGGACGACCCGATGATGGACTTCGTGCGCACCGTGGCGCACGCCAACCACTGGACCCAGAAGGAGTTCGACGACAATCTGCGCGGCTACGTCGCCCAGCAGATCGCCGCCCTGCCCAAGTGGTCGGAGCAGGCCAAGGCATTGGGACCGCTGGCCGACCAGCGCCACCAGCGCGTCGACGGCTTCCTGCGCTCGAGCCTCAGCGCCGAGAACTACGCCACCTTCGCCCGGCTGCCGGCGACCGCTGCCACCATCAAGGCGGTCGAGGAGCTGATGGAACTCGCCGGCCATCCCAAGTTGAGCGACGACACCACGGCGATTCCCTCGGAAACACTGAGCCGCGACCAGCTGCGCGAGATGCAGCGCGACCCGCGCTACACCGGCGAGCGCGGCAAGGAGATCGAACCGGCCTTCGTGGCTCGCGTGCGCGCCGGCTATCGCGCCTTGGCAAAGAACGGCCAGGGGCGGTAGAACAGGGAAAGGCCGCGGCCCCACCACGCGATGTGAGCTCGTTCAGCGAACGGGAGCAACTCACACCTCCCGCCGACCGGGACAAACCGTCTGCCCGCATGATCATTCAATCATCCGGACGGAGTCCCCATGGCAAACCCGACAATCGACGTCGCCTTCGTAGAAGAATTCGAGGCCGGCGTGCACGAAGCCTACCAGCGCAAGGGCTCGATTTTCCGCGCCTGCTGCCGCAAGCGGAGCGGCGTCAAGAACAAGACGACCTTCCAGAAGTACGGCACCGGCAACGCGACGCAGAAGGCGCGCAATGCCGTGATCCCGCCGATGAACAACGCCCACACCAAGGTCTCGGTCACTGTCGAGGACTGGTATGCCGGCGACTTCATCGATGAGCTCGACGAGCTGCGCGTCAACCACGACGAGATGCAGGCGTCGATGAACGCCGGCGCCTATGCGCTGGGCCGCAAGACCGACGACCAGATCATCGCCGCGCTGGCCGCGGGAGCCTTGAACAACGTCGACGACGTCACCAACGGCGCCTCGCTGCCGTGGGCCACCGCGGTCATGGTCAACATGGGCAATAACGACATCCCCGATGACGGCGACCGCTACGGCATCGTCGGCTGGGAGCAGTGGGGCAAGCTGCTGGCGATCCAGCAGTTCTCCAACAGCCAGTATGTCGGCGAGGACGACCTGCCGTTCCAGCGCGGCACCCAGGCCAAGCGCTGGCTCTCCATCATGTGGATGCCGTGGTCGGGCTACGTGCGCGGCACCAACACCACCAACTATGCCTTCCACCGCTCGGCGGTCGGCCACGCGATCGGCCAGGACGTCAACAGCACCATCACCTACGAGGGCACGCGGGCCGCGTGGTGGGCGCTCAACAAGATGCAGATGAACGCCGTCGTGATCGACGGCCTCGGCGTCGTGCAGTCGTCCCTGAAGGTCGCCTGAGCGCGGGCAACCCGCAGAAAGAGAGAGAACCTCATGGCACTCATCCGCACGGACTTGAACCTGCTGGCGAGCGGCGGCTACGGCAAGGTGTGGAGCTACATCACGGTCGACACGCACGCCACGGTGATCGCCGCCGGCTACTTCAACTCGATGTCGGGGCAGCTCGTCGTCAACGATCGCATCCACATGAAGAACGCGACCGGCGTCTACGACCTGGCGGTGTCGGCCAACACCGGCGGCGTCGTCACGGTGCTGGCCAGCGCGGCGTACGCCTGATGGCCTACGATCCCTCGAAGATGTCGCTGCTCGGCCCGGCCGCCGGCGGCATGCTGTGGAGCTACCAGACGCCCGACGCCGCCGCGTCGGTCAAGCTGGTCTCCTACTTCCTGCCGATCTGGCAGACCCTCGACATCGGCGACCGCATCCACGTCGCGGCCGCCGGCAATACCGTGTTCTTCGACATGGCCATCACCGGCGTGAACTCGGGCGCCGTCAGCTCGGTCTCCAGCGTGAACTACGCCTGAAAAGCAGCCGCCGCCCGCGATCTCCCAGGGCGGTTAACCTCGAGAGAGAGGCCCCTTCTCCTCCCCAGTTGAAGTCCCTTCCCCTCTCTCTCTTTTTTTCCGGAGACCCCATGAGCCAGATGCCGATGCCGCAGACCTCCGTCGAAGTGGCATCGGCGGCGATGGTGCTGCTCGGCATGCGGCCGATGACGAGCTTCCAGGAGGTCGGGCGCGACGAGGTCTACACCGTCTCGGCGCTCTACGAGCTCACCGTCAACGAGCTCGCCGAGGCCCATCCGTGGAAGTTCTGCCAGGGCCAGCAGATGCTCGAGAACGACCCGGTGCCGCCCCTCGACCGCTTCGACACGGCGTGGCTCCTGCCGGCCTTCCCGAACGGCGTGCCCTACACCATCCACACCGTGCGGCTCGACGACTTCCCGGTGAACTACGAGATCATGGCGCAGCGCATCTACTGCGACGCCACCGCCAGCGAGACGCTGGTCGCCGAGTACACCTACCGCGTCGACGAGGCGTGGTGGCCGCCCAGCTTCAAGATGTGCGTGGTCTTCCGCCTGGCCGGCATGCTGGCCAACGCGATCACCCGCAACAAGGCGCAGATCGACGCCATGAACGGCGCCTACGAGGTCCAGCTCGGCCGCACCAAGTTCCGCGACGCCAAGTCGGTGACGGCGAAGCGCATGGATCAGACGCGCTTCCTGCGCAACCGCCGTGTCCTCACCCACAGGTAACCATGCTGCGTACCCTGCAGACCAACTTCACCGGCGGCATGGTGTCGAACGACGCCCGCGACCGCCTCGACCTCAACGTCTGGAAGAACTCGGTGGCGCTCGCCGAGAACGTGCGCATCCATCCGCAGGGCGGCGCCAGCCGGCGGCCCGGCCTCGCCCACGTCGACAATGCCGCGGGCAACGGCTGGTCGACCAATAACTGGTACCAGATCGAGCCTTTCGTCTTCTCGGGCGACCAGCAGTACGTCTTCGTGTTCATGGGCGGCTTCGTGAACATCTATTCCAAGCAGAGCCGCGCCCTCCTGCAGCGCCTGTCGACGCCGTGGCCCAACAACGTGATCACGCTCAACGAGCTGTCGATCCTGCAGGTCTTCGACACCATGCTGGTGTTCCACAAGGACTACACGCCGATGAAGATCGTGCGCCAGCCGAGCGGCACCTTCACCATCGAGCAGCTGATCTACAGCCAGTACAACGACGGCAAGGCCAACGTGCAGCGGCCGCCCTTCCACAAGTACGTGCTTGGTCACGTCGCCATGTGGACCGACGGACCGGACAACAGCCCGGCCACCGGCACCATGGGTGTCTACACCAGCGACCCGGTGTTCGATCAGGGCCACGTCCAGACCTGGATCAACTTCAAGGGCGTCTACCTGCTGGTCACCGCCGTGATCAATCCCGGCTTTGCGCTGGCGATCGCCACCTCGACCATCGCCGACTGGCAGACCCACAGCGCCGACTGGCAGGAGCAGGCGTTCTCCAACGTGCGCGGCTGGCCGCGCTGCGGCGTGCGTCACGAGCAGCGCCTGTTCCTGGGCGGCGGCCGCGACCTGCCGAGCACGATCTTCGCCTCGACAACCTACGACCCGTTCAACTTCTTCCTCGGCGACGGCTTCCCGACCGACGCCATCAAGTACACCGCCTCGGCCGACCGGGTCGCCGAGATCCGCCGCATGGTGAGCTACAACCACCTGCAGATCTTCACCGCCGACGGCGAGTTTTACGCCCCGACGCCCGATTCGGGCGCGCTGACGCCGGGCAACATGAGCGTGCGCCAGGCCTCGGCCTACGGCATCGGCAACGCCCCGGCGATCCGCTTCGACCAGACCACCATCTTCATCAGCCGCGCCGCCGGCGCGATCCGCGAGTTCATCTATGACGGCCTCGCCGCCAACTACTCGTCGGACGCGCTGACCTTCATGGCGAGCGACCTGCTGAAGGGCGTGCCCTACGACATCTGCGCCGCCATGGAGACCGACTTCGCCCAGGAGGCGCTCGGCCTGGTCCAGCTCGGCACCGGCTACCTCGCCGTGCTGTCCAAGGTGCGCAAGGAGAATGTCGGCGCCTGGATGACGTGGCGCACCGACGGCCTGATCCGCGGCGTCGGCGTGGTGCAGCGCGAGATCTGGGCGATCGTCGATCGCTGGCATGATGGCATCGGCTACCTGCGCGGCCTCGAAGTCTTCGATCCCAACTTCCGCATGGACTTCGCGGCTCGCGCCACCTCGTCGACCCCGGCAACCCGCTGGGGCTGGCCGCACCTGGCGAGCCGCACCGTGGTGTGCCGCTCGGGTGACCTCTATCTCGGCAGCTTCGCCGTCGACAGCGTCGGCTACCTGACGCTGCCGATCGCCGTCACCGACCTCGAGGCCGGCCTCAACTTCGTGCCGACGGTGACCCCGCTGGTCCAGGAAGTGCAGCTGCCCGACGGGCTCAGCTGGGGCCATCCCAAGCGCGTCTGCTCGACCACCGCCTCGGTGAGCGATTCGCTCAGCCTGCAGATCGACCTCGACGCCATGCCGGTCGACAACGCCCAGCAGGATCCCAGCGCGGCGCCCGACCGCTTCACCGGCAAGTTCAAGTCGTGGCGGCTCGGCTGGGGCACCGACGAGGCGCCGACGCTCTACAGCCCCTATCCGCTGCCGCTCTACCTGCGGGCGGTCATGATGGAGGTCGAGGTATGAGCGTCCAGATCGCCCTGATGGCCGGCATGGTGGCGATGAGCGCCGCTTCGGCCGCTTCGTCAGCCTCGAAGGGCGCCGATGCCGCCAGCGCCGGCGCCGCCCAGGGCGTCGAAGGCGCCATGGTGCGCGGCAGCCAGGGCCGCGTTGCCGCCGCCGGCACCGGCGTCGAGATCGCCGAGACCCGGCTGTCGACGGCACAGCAGGAGATCAGCCGGCGCATGCAGATCGCCCAGCTCTGGCAGGCCAACGCGATCGACGCGGTGGGCCGCGGCGCGGCGCCCGATCCCAACGATTCGACATCGGTCATCCAGGCCTACAATGCCCGCCTCGGCGAAGCCGACATCGCCAACATCCGCTTCATGGGCGACAGCCGGGTCAGCAAGCTGTCGTTCCGCCAGACCCAGCAGCAGCTCGGCGTCGCCGCCAGCGACCTCGAACAGGTCAACATCACTGACAATGCGGCGCGCACGCAGGACATGATCCAGAGCAACATGATGTTCCAGATCGGCGGCGCGGCGCTCAAGGGCGCCTCGGGCTTCACCTACGGCGGCGGCGGCGCCCCACCGGCCCAGAACGCCGACCAGATCATGGGACTGGTCAAGTAGATGGCCGAGCAGTTCGACCAGCTGCGCACCGTCGTCCAGCCGCAGGCGACCGAGCAGCCGGCGGCGCTGTCCGGCGTGTTCGACCGCCAGGCCGCCTTCCTGTCGAGCCTGTCGAGCACCTACTACGGCCAGGCCCAGCAGCAGATCGGCCAAGCCTCGGCCTACTTCGACAAGGCGCTCGAGGTCTACGGCAAGGAGGCCGAGCAGAAGGCGATCGCCGATGCGCCGGCGATGATCAAGTACGACGGCAACCACAACCTGATCCCGCCGTCGTCGTTCTATCCGCCCGGTATCAGCACGCGGGCCTACTCGGAGAGCTTCAAGACAACCGCCGAGGCGCTCTACCGCAACTCGGCCGAGAACGAGCTGATCCAGCATTCCAACGAGATGCGCGTGAAGTTCGCCGCCGACCCGGCGGCCTACAGCGCGGCGATGGCGACCAAGTCGGAGGCGATGCGCGTCAACCTCGATCCCAAGGTGGCGCCGTGGCTCGACCTGCGCAGCCAGCAGATCACCTCGCAGGGCATCAGCGTGCTCGCCGTGCAGAACCAGACGGTGCAGAACGCCATCACCAAGGAGGCTGCCGACCGCACCCTGGCCGGCGTGCGCGACGATGCCGGGCGCCTGGTCGCGGCGCAGCCCTCGTCACAGGGCGGCGGCGGCACTGCGGCCGGCTACGACAACAACATCGGCAACATCACGGTGAGCGGCGACCAGTACCACGGCGGCAAGGGCCTGCCGATCAAGGTCGCCGGCAACCCGCTCACCTTCGAGACCTTCCAGAGCGCCGAGCAGGGCGTCGCGGCGTCCTACAACCTGATCCGTGCCAAGGCCAAGGCCGAGGGCGGCCAGATCAGCTTCGCCACCCTGGTCGACAAGTGGGATCCCAACGCCACGCCCGAGGTCAAGGCGAACTACGCCGGCGCGATGGCCAAGGCGGCCGGCCTGGCAAGCAACGACAACGTGCCGCTCGACGATACCGCCAAGATGGCGGAAGTGCTGAAGGCGCAGAACAGGTTCGAGAAGGGCAAGGTGACGGTGCCCGACTCGGCCTTCGCCGACGGCGTGCGCTTCGCCCAGGGCGACAAGACGGTATCGCCCAAGACCAACATCGCCGGCGACGTAGCGCTGGCCGATCCCAAGGCGCTGGCCGACCGGGCGACCCTGGCGATCAACTCGGCCGAGCTCAGCGAGCGCCTCAAGCGCTACGAGGTCGAAGCCAGGGCGGCCGGCATCAGCCCGGCCGAGATCGAGCGCAACAAGAACGAGCTGCGCTACGACGTCCAGATCAAGGCGATGACCGAGCAGATCAAGTCGAGTGCACCGTCGCTGTACGGCCGCGACGGCTACCTCAACCAGGGCGCCGTGGCGGCCACCGAGGAGTCGATCCGCCAGACCGCCGCCAAGTATCCCGGTCGCGAGAAGCAGGTCACCGAGGCGCTGCAGGGCGCGCTCGCCTACGCCCAGACCCAGGCGTCGCGCCAGGCCAACCAGATCCAGGTCAACGACCAGCGTACCGCCGAACCGAAGATGCGCCAGATGGCGATCGACTCGGCCAACGCCAAGG